ACGAGAAGTCATATACTCGTGCCCCTTGTCCTTTCTCTAGTCCTGAAAAGCCTGCATAGTATCGTCCAGCTTTTGCACTAGGTACATAAGTCTCACCTGCTATGGAAGCCAATGAGCTCGCATAGTTCTCTAATGAGTCTGTATAATAACCATTCTCTCGTAGGATACTAGCGTATTCTTCTACTGAAGTTGCATTATGAATTTGTGAATAGTGAGCGAAGAAGCCATCATGAAGATAAGTAGCATACTCATCTAAACTATCAAAATGTCCATATGTCGCACTCCCATCTTCTTCAGGCTGTAGTCCTGCTCCCTTATGGTACCCAGTGAGTCCACCAAAGTTATTATCCTCAATAGCTAGTGCGGACTCACCGTTAGCACTCTCGTGTACCATTTGTGCTATTTGTAGTTTCTTGAAGTAGTCTGAAGTACCATACTTACGCTGGTATATATCAGCTACTTCAAGTATTCTAGGGTTAATTTCCATTGATTACCTTTCTAGTCTAAACCAAAGAATGTCCTTAACTTACTCTTACCCTGATTAAGTGAGCTATTCGACAAATCTGTGTTTATAACTTCGTTACCATAAACTACAGTGTTACTTGTGCCTTCACTAGCACGCTCCTCAGCTGTTGTGTCGCTTAGGTATGTAAATGCTCTATAACCAATGTCTTGAGGGCTATATGCTTTACCTACCATTGAGCCAGCTTGACGTACATAGATTACATCTTGGTCTGGATCATAGCTAACCCATGAGCCACTACCAGCTTCACTCTTAAGAGTATCTAAGACATGACGTACACCTTCACTTGCGTAGGCTTCACTAGATACACCTGCACTGTCAATAATAGAACGTGGTAAAAGTACTCCGTCATAGTTGACATAAGAGTGTATTAGATTGCTCTTAGCTTTATCCATAGCTTCATTTGGTGTAAATCTACCAGTAGCATTTAGTATCTCTGCTTGGTCTCTAATAGCTCCCAATAAGCCATCAGGTGTACTCTCAGGAATGGTGAAGGCTCCCCATGTACCACTTCTCAAGTTAAGTGCTTCAGAACGTCCCATAGGTACCTTATTGATTTCTGTCTTAACCTTGTCGGCTGTCGCTGGATCTCGTAGTGCTTGCATACCCATAGCAAATATCTGAGTGCCCTGTTGTTCACCCATAGAGTCCTGTAGACTCCCTAGTGCTTGGATACGTCCAGCCCACTTAGGTTCCATTAATTGATGTATCATATTTGGTCGTGCTCGATACATAGCGATTGCTAAGCCAACAACTTCAGGAAGGTTACCGCTCTGATCCATAGAAGCTAAACCAATCTCTAATTGCTCTTTCATGGACGCTCTCATAGCTCCACCAATAAGAGGGTTAGCTAAGACATACTGCAAGCCATCGTACTGTTGATTTACCATGCGTTGTCTTAAGAGTTCTCTAGCTCCACCGATGAACATATCTACGTCAATACCCATGTTCTTAAGGTCGCCTTCAGTTCTAGGGAATTCCATACCATTCCATGAAGCCTTACCTTGAAGCATAGCGTCAAACATAGGCTGTAGTACTGCACTAGCATTACTTCTAGCTACTTCAGCTTTCTGTTTTAGCAGTGCTAACTTTTGTTGTCGTGCAATTTCAGTCTTGATGTTCGCCTGAGCGTGGCTGTAAAGAGGTGCAATTAGTCGATAATCTTCAGGGTTTTCCCCTTTCTTTTGCTCATAGTATTCGTCAAGTCCTTCTAAGGTTTTAATCTTTTCAATATCTTTACTTAATGCGACAAATCTGTCGTTACGAATTTTAACTGCTTCCGCATTAGCTCCGTTCTTGTATTCCGACAAATCAATCATATCCTTCACTCGATTTCTGTCGTCGTACTCCATATCACCAAAGGCGGATACTAAGTCAGCATTACCAGTTTTACTGATAGCGTCCGCTACGTTGCCTAATAGCTTGTACTCAAGGTTGCTATCACTTGTAGCTGTCTCTCTAATATTCGTCAAGATTGCTTGAAGATATGGTGTGCCTTCTTCTACAGAAATATTAGGGTTATTCCTAGCGAAGTCTCCTACCATTGCAGTAATACCATTGATACGCTCCAGCTTCAACTGGTTCTCCTTACGTTTCGTAAAGGTATCATATACAGCCATCTTTGTTGCTATGTGCTGTTCCTCTAGTCCACTTTGGAAGGCATACTGGTTCTCGATGTTCTCCTCTGCCATGTAGTCCTTAAGTCGTGCTTCATAGAACTCGTCGAAGGTATTGAATTGTCGTGGTAAATCAGGCTGTTGCCTGTGTTGGTCGTCATAGATCTGCCAGTCACTTTCTATGCGTTTCCCCATCTCAGTACCTCTCATACGATCAATGGTTGCTACTGCATACTCATTGTCCTGAAGATTGAACTTACCACTGGTAGCTAATAGTTGTCGTGTAGTCAGTCCTTCTTTCTGTTCTTCAGTTAAACTAGAGTACAACTGAGGTGCAACTGCTTTAGCTATCTTCTCTTTTCTCTCTTCTTCATCATGAGTGTATTGTCTCCATGCGACTCCCAGTTGAGACAAACCAGTAGCAAGCATATCCGAAGCATTCGTAAAGCGTGCCATTGGTGCCCCAACGGAAGCTACATTCGACAAATTCTGTTGGTACGTCTGAGGTGCATTAGGCATAAACTGTTGAGCAGTCCCTATGGAACCACTAACTTGTGTTCTTTCATTTGCCATCTATAATAGTCCCCCATTGAATGTATATTGATTACTGTCTTGGTCGTACCCAATTCGTGGGTTACCAAATCTAATAGGGCTTCTAAAAGCTGTACTTTGTAGCTTAGGGTAGTCCATATTAACAGATAGTGCTGTTGCAAAGCCATTAGCATGGTACTGATAAGTAGCACTATTGGTATCAAAACGAATATTAGGGTTACCATAATTGATTGCTTTAGGATCATTTACAGTGTAGCCTAAGACTCCTCGTCTAGTGTCTGCTAAGCTAAAACCATCGTTAGCACTTGTTCGCCATGGGTTCTGACTAGCAGTCCTAAAGGTATAGTCAGGTGTCCAACGACTAACTGTACTAGCAATAGTTGAGCCACTCGTACCACCTACTCCGTCCATACCTAACTTAACAGCTCTATCATTAGCCATATTTTTGTAGGCATTGTAGGACTGCATAATCTGCCCTGCTTGACTTAATATACCGCCTAGCAATGTAGGAATTCGTGGTGTCTCAAGTTTCGACAAATATTCCATAGTGCTAAGAGATACACGCTCTTTGTTTTGGTCTATTTCATCACTCTTACGAAAGAAGTTGTCTTTCACTTGGTTAGCTGTACGAAGTCCATCGGCTTTCACTGAGCGTACTAATAGCTTAGCTGTCTTACCATTTTGGTACTCACCAGTAGTGTTCTCAACGCTTGCTTCTAGTCCTCGTGCCTGAAGTCTAATAGCTGTCAACTGGTTTACACTGGCTTCAAAAGCATTTCTACGCTCATTCTCAAAGTTGCCTAGAGAATAATTCATAGTCTTAATAGCTTGTTTAGCCTGAGCTATAATTTGATCCGCTTGAGCTTCTGCTTGTCTACGTTGACTCATGTAGTTGCTATACATACTCCATAGGTCTATCCCCATACCAATCTTAGAGTTAGCCCCTAGAGAGCCACCAGTGCTCATAAGAGAATTCATTCCAGTGCCCATATGTCTCCTTTCTATATTTGTCTAAATCTATAAGTTACCAGCCCTTGCCATACAGTTGTGTTAAATGCACTTGGTAGAGGGCTACTATTAATTACTGTTACTGAAGTGTCCGTATTGCGTCCCATAAGTGGTACTCTGAACTCTCCAGTTTCCAGTGGGTGAATACCAACTTGATTACTTGGTGTACCGACAATTCGTGCTGTCATTTTATAGTGCTTAGTAGACTTACCTGTACCTCGTACCTCGACTTCAAATTCGCCTGTCTTATCATAATTGATATTCAAAAAGCGAAGCTGTAGTCTCGCATTTGGTATCGTGTCAGTGCCTGTTTGAGTCGCCTGTTTAATAAAGAATGTACTATAGGTAAATTTAAGTTCATAAGGTACACCTACATAGCACTCAATGTCTGCCATTGGTTCTACCTGATGTGGTATTACTACTGTGTCCTTGCCTGTGTACATTAAGCCATTATTAAGTACTATTGTGTACTCTCTAGGTGTAGAATAAGCGTCCCCATAGATAGATTTAATATCATACCGCATTTCCTTAACCTCTTTATCAAAGGTTCCCTTTAATGTCGTTTTAAACTTTCTGTCGAGCATTATACGATAAGGTTCGCCAACATAGTCTTTTGTATTGTAGCTAATAGGCATTTTCTCAAGGTAGGTATTGTTACCTCTATTGATTACTATGTACATCATAGAATTAATAAAGTCAGCTCCGACAATATCTCCATCGAATGTCCATTGGCTCCAACTAGCCTGTGCTTTAGCATCGTTAAGGTATAAGAACTTATAGATGTACATTGTGTCTCTTTGGTTTTCACTTAAAGCCATCAAGATGTTTTCATTACTACAAGCCTTTAGAGAATAAATTTTATTCTTTAAGAAGTTCGGAACGTGTCCTGTAATGTCTGTAGCGTTCTTTTGTGTCGTACTATCAGCAACTGCAAAGTATTCCTGTACTGCTGTAAAGTCTGTCTTTTGAGCTGTGAAGTATAGGTTACGACCTACACCTATAGGCTTTATCCATGTGTCAGCGTCAAACTCAGTTACTTGGTCTATTACAGCTGTCTTAGGACTTAGTACACCTTCAGCTCTCAATACGAATTGCGTTTGAGCACTAAAGAGATACAAATCTTGGTTGAATGGTACTGCATTGTATAAAGTACTCACTCGATTATGTGATACTTGTAAATCAATAGGATCTGTGTCTACAACGCCTGTAGCACTGTCTACCCAGAAGTTAAAGAAGTCTGAGGTTTTCGACAGATTAACTGCTTCACCTGCAATAATACCTAAGCGGTTTTCGAAGAAGAATATGTCATTAATTTTCTGACCTATAAAACTAGGTACAGGGTTGCTATCGTCATCGCCTGTTTCTCTTAGGTTCCATTCAGCTTCTTTACAAGTAAATGTTCCGTTAGCTTCTCTTCTAATAATATGTGGCATTGTGTCCCATAGGAAGGATATTGGGATATTAGGTTTTGCACACTCTTCCCATAGTTTTAAACCTGAGTTGTAACGTACATAGTAGTCATCATCTGAGGATCGTTCCCCTTTAACTAGCACTGTGTAGCCATGAGGAGCTGAGGAAGGTAATAGCTCAAACTTAGGTGTCGTATTGGTGAATAATTTCATAGCTTCACCATTGAAGCCATCAGATACTGAAATGTCATCTAAGTTACCTATAAGTTGTAGCCAGCTGGTTCCTTTGATAACTTTGAGTCCTTGTACCCCTTCAGGAGCGAATGTGTCTCTTTCGCCATACTCACGCCCCTTATAGATGTATACAGTCCGTGAGTAGTATCTATCACCATCTTTTGACTCAGTTTGTCTACGTTCTTTCTTAATACCATATGAGTTCAATTCAGCTTCATTCATATCTCTAAATACTTTTACAGTGCCACCTGCAAGTAGCTTAAATAACTCACCACTGATATTGTCTGTAGCAATTTTAGTAGAGTGCCATGCTGCACCACTGTTAGGTGTCTCATACGAATACTCTTGTCCTTGTATACGCACTGTATATTTTCTACCGTACTGCCCTTGACGTATTACGACTAGAGCCCCTTGTGTCTCCCAAATGTTAGGAGATCTATGGTTTTCATTTATTTGAGCGATTTTAGTTGTATTAACGACAAATGTATGATCTGCTACTGTAATTGCCTTTAGCTGTTCATTTGGTTTATCACAGGTTACATATTGAGTTGATGTATTAGTCATGTTCACTGTTTTCTCATTGCCGTTTAAGTCAAAGATACGAATACTAGTACCAGTGAAGGCTATAATGTATCGTTCGTTGTCGTCTCGATTGATAATGTGTATTTTAGATTGTAATGGAAGTGCTGGTAGTTTCTTGATGTGTTGCGTTGGTGGTCTCTTCTGTAAACCACCTGCTTCTGTAGAGAAGCCATTAATCTGCTCCTCTAACTGTTCCGCATGACGCAACTTAGGTGGTTGTTGAGATATACCTGCAATGAGGTTCTTAATGGTTTGCTGTACAAGTGCCATATGTTACCCCCTATTCATATATATTTGTACTGATGGGTTCTGAAGAATATTAGAGCGTTCTAATGTTATTTCTTTCTCCATCATCTGCATATATGCTTGAGCTTCTTCCTTTTGAAGTTCCTGCATAATCGTTGGATCTCCTAAGTATCGTGCGACAAAATGATTAGCTGTGCGTACAGTAATATATTGTCGGAATACCTGTGGCATTTCTTCAAAAGGTACATATTGAATAACTTTAGCTTCCAGTGGTGAGTCAAATCGGTCGTTGTTGTTAGTTACATCAAATAGCCACTCATCACGCTTCCTTACGACTCTATTGTCGGCGAATTGGATAGACAATATTGAGTCGTCCCATAGGATACGTTTAGAGTTCTCGTCAGGTATCATGATGAATGGATCAATGGTATTAAACGTCCAGCCCATCACTTGTATAGCCCTCATCTCAGCTTCTAACATTCTGATTGCATTGATTGTGTCTACATTCTCACTGTTCTCTAAAGTGTCTACAGGAGCTTCGCCCATAGCCCCAATAATTTCATTCACTGCGTCCAATTTGGATAGTGGTGTGATTATCATGTGTTCTCCTTTAGACAAAAAAGGGGATAGCCATTAGACTACCCCCTAGAGTTACTTAAGATTATTTTGCCAAGATAATACCGCATGCTTCAGGACGTAAACCGCCATGACCTACTGCGTTCTTCGCAATAATCATATCAGCTTGCAATTCAGGACGACGTGCGTGTTCTAATTGCAAATCTTTAAGTTTAACTGTTGCTACTGCTGTACGATGAGCACAAACTGCAAGAGCCTTAGCGTATTCTGTAGGGAATACATGACCTTCAGGAGATGTACCTAACATACCTGTCTTATCAGCACCACCAGCTTTCAAGTGAGGTACCGCAATAATTTTGAAACCGCAAAGTTTGTCGATATTACCTTCAACGATAGAAGCTACTGCACCAAAGTCTCGGTTGATAGCGTCTTTAGAAGCGATAAGTGCGGACTCTACTTCAGGAGTGATGTATGCGTAGCGTTCAGACGCTGGAACATATTGATCAGTCCATTTAGATTTCATTTCAAGTAAACCTTCGATTACTGCTTTACCAGTCTCGTAGTTAATACCAGCACCACCTGCACCTAATGTTTTCTCGATAACTACACCTTTGCCTAAACCAGTGATGTTCTCTTTGTTAGCTTTCACTAATTTTGCAATTTCAGCGATCATTGCACCATCTGCAGAGATAGCCAATGCTTCACCAAGTTGCTTAGCGTATTCGCCACGAACGTCATAGTGGTTCATTGCTTCATAGATGTCGGTAATCAATACATCGGAAGTCAAGAGACCATCAATATTGATTACTACTTCGTTGTGTGGAATTGCTTCACGCAAGTCGTCAAGGTTCGCACCAGCTGGCAAGTAGTGAGCTTTACCTCTACCCAGTACTGGGAAGGCAGTAGACTTACCGCTATCAATAGTTTTAACCATATGGTTATCCATTACTTGAGATGCTCGTGTGAAAGCTGTTAAGATTTCACCACTGAATACTTTAAGGAATAAGGCTAATTGGTCGCCTGTATTTTGTACTGCACCTTGTTTTTGAATGTTTGTCAATGTTGCCATTAATTAATTGTTCTCCTTTAATTAGAAATTAGAATTCATAATTTTTGTTTCAATTTGTTTTCGGTAGATAGGATCCTTAGAGTAGCGTGGATCACTGATAGCTTCTACCATTTGTTGCTTCGTTAAGAAAGCATTTGTGTTCTCTGTAGTGCCACCTGTAGATTGACCTAAGATAGTCTGATTGCTTGTGCCATTAACTGCCTTCATGTTTGCTTTCACACCATCAATAACCATCTTGATTACACCTAAGTTGCCACCTTCAATAGCGTTGTTGAAATTGTCTACTGCGTTCTCGCCTTGAGACTGTACGAATTGTGCTACTTTTCGATACTCTTCTTCACTACCTGCGAAGCCAACTACAGTGTTGTAGAATTTTTCTTGAGTAGCTTGTACACCGCTTAAGTAAGCGTCAACGACTTCTTTGGGATAACCAGCGTCGGCTAATGCTTTCATCGAAGCGTCCGACAAATTACCTTTTTCGTTATACTCGTCCTCTAGTGCTTTGAAGTCGATATTACGTTTCGCTAAGTCCTCTTGCAGTGCTTGTGTAGCTTGATTTTGTTTAGCTACTTCTTCTTGTACTGTATTTGTCTGTTGGTCTACCTCAGTCGTAGCTGTAGTCTCAGTAGTTGTTACCTCTTGTTGAGGATCAGTAGTTGTCGTTTGTTCTACTTGAGATTGACCTTCAGTTTGTACCTCTTGTGGTTCTGCTGTAACAATCTGATGATTGTCTTGAGAATTCACTAAAATATCCATTAGATTACGTTACCTCGCTTTCATTCATTGCTCCTGCCATAGCTTGCTCCACTACAGCCTGCTCTTGTTGTGCTTCCATAGCTTGTTGTTGTTCTTGTTTAATTTCTTCGTCAGTCTTAATGAGTCCAGTGGTGTCAATACCTAGGCTTGTTGCTATTGCTGTTAGCCATTGGTTTAACTTCATATAGCCCATAGCGTCAGGCATTTGTCCGACAATACCCATGAATGTCATAAACTTATTGAAGTCATGACCTCTCCCTAGTGCTTCCATACCAGTTGTAATGGTCGGCTCTACGAAGCCATCAGGAAGTTGTGCGACTTCTCCTCGTGCCATTAGGACTGCTAAGATACGTCGTACAAGTGGCAACTGGAACTCTTGAGTTAAAATGCTGTATACACCACTTAAGGTATCCTCTAGCTCACTTGCGACTGTCCTGATCTCTTCTGCGGTTACTCGTTCAGCGTTCCGTTGGACTACGCTAGACAAAAGAAAAGCAAACGATAAGCGTTGCTCAATAGTGTCAGCAGTTGCTTTTGTCGTTTGCATATCAGGGTATCTATTTAGTTGTAGTGGTTGAATGTCCTCAACTCGTCCACTTACGAAGTCGCCCTCTTGAGCGTCTTGAAGTAGTTTAGGTCTAGTAATACCATTAGGGTTCACTAGATATAATGTGCGTGCACTGATGGAAGCCATCGTTACAAGTGCTTTTGATAATTTTTCAAGGCTCGTTAAGTCGCCTAAGTATTCCTCTACGATTGATCGTCCGTAGTCCTCGTTGCTTCCTTTTGTCATTCTTAAGACAATATAAGGGAATTTGTCGACTGGATATGTCTGTTCACTCCCAACTATACGAACACCATCGACTTCACTGAAGCACTCGTAGTTATCCTCTACTAAGTCGCACTTGGTATACACTTCTACTTCATCATTGTCTTTCTTATCAGGTACTAAGTTGTATGCTTCAGGTGGTAATGTACGTTTCAATAGGACGTCCTTAGTAATCAGCGTTACTACTGTCCCTACACCATCTCGCTGTACGACATAATTATTTAAGTCATAGAACTTTGTACCATCTCTATCAGGCGGTAGGAATACTACACCATTACCAGTGATGACTAAGTGTCTGTTAGCTTCTTGAGCTGTAATGCGTACTTGGTTCTCTTCCATAAATCTCATGCAAGACTGCTCAATTCTCATGAGTGCCTGCTCGACTTCTTGAATTTTCTCCTCGTAGGCTTCAGGTGAAGCACTCTGTAGTTGTTGCTTCATTTCTGTCGACAAACCCAATTTAAAAAAGCCCTCATTCGGTGGGAATAGGGCAAGGGTTAGTTTAGATGTTAAGTTGTTTACTCCTCGTGCTCCAATCGACTGATAAGGTGTGTTATACTTCTTGTTACCATCATCATTTTTGTCGTGGAATACATGAGGAAGCGTTAGTTTTGCACAAGCTATCGCTCGTTGTACGTATGGTTCCCTCTTGGTTTCTAACTGTGTGTACAGTTCTTTAGCAGGGACTCCTTGATCCTGTGGCTGTTTACCACTTCGTTTCTTCTTTACTGCCATTAGACATTTACCCCATTACCTCGTGTCTCACCTGTGTTGAGTCCAGTAGTAGGAATTTGTAGGTCTCGTTTACCTCGTGCTTTACGTTTTCGTAAGCCACCACCTTTAGTGTCTACAGACTCTTGCTCTGTCTCATCGACTCCTTGAGGTGCAGGTGTTGCAGGTGTAGTAATGTCAGGCTCTTTAATATCCCTGAGTTTTTTGAATACTCCCATATATCTCCTTTCTTTACATGTTCATAGGATTATAACTATCTGTATTCTTTTTGATTGTTAAGGCTTCCCTATTACGTCTAACATAGTTAGGCTGGGTGCCCCCTAACTGAGCTGTCTCAGGAGCTTCTGCTTGCGTATAGGGTACAAGGTCTTTACCAGTTACTTGTGGTACAGCTTTAGCTTTACTGCCCCACTTTTGAGCAACTTTATTAAGTACCATGCCTACTGCAAGCTGAGCTAACATAGTGCCCATGTATTTCCCCTTTCATAGTTTAAATCATTAAAGTTCTCTATATCGTGGATACATTAGAGTCCATTTGCTTCTCGACAAGTGTTTAAATAGTTTGTGATTTCCTCTACAGCAGTGATATAAGCTATCTTTTGCTCTGCATTTAAGTCATCTCGCTTGAGAATAGAATAGACTGAGAAGGCTTGTTTAATTTCATCAATAATGATTTCATCAACTCTTGGTAGTGGTCTATCAATTTTACTCATATTTCACCACTTTCATCATGTCCGTACAAATTGGGGTGTAGCCAGCTTTCTTGTAGCCATTCATTACAAGTCTTTCAGTGTCTCCTGTAGAGATCATGTTACCTGTAACAATAATTTCTGCTGAGTATCCCCTAGCAATTCTGTCTAGTTCTCTTGTGGCTTCTCGTTGAATACCACTATAGCTTTTGTCTAAACAGAATACAGTTTCTTCCATAATGACTATCTTGTCGCTCCACCATATGCGTCCTACATCAAACATTAGGAGCCCTACAAGTTTCCCTGTAGCGTCATACCACGCTCTAATTTGTCCCTTAAGGTTTTGCTCAAGGATATGACTATAGATTGCTCCTTGACTGCCTAGAGATACTAGAGGACTTCCTTTGGCTTCTCTCTTAAGTGCTTTGATGTATTCCGTAGCGTCTCGCTCTGGGTTTCTTAAGTGTTCTTCTTTTATGATGGTGTCCATAATTTCACCTTCTTTGTTTTCTTATTGTAATAACCTTTTTGCAAGATAAACGACAATCTAGCATTCATTAGTGCTTCCTCTTCAGTACTACCATTAGCGACATAAGCTCTCACTACAGCTTCCCATGAACAGTCCTCATCAAGGAGTCTCTTAGCTCGCACTTCACCAATCTTAGGGCAACCCTTATAGTTGTCTGCTGTATCACCGATGAGTGTTTGGTACATATGGAAGTAGTGAGCTTCCTCTTTTGTCGTATCATAGAATTCGTTACGCATGAAGTCATAGAAGCGACAAGGAATACTTCTGAAGTCTTTGTCGCCACTAATCATAATAGAGTCCTTATCAGCATGGATACCGATACAGTCGTCAGCTTCAAGATTGTCAATCATGAGTACATTGAAGTTCTCGATAACCCACTCACGCATACGAATGAACATCATTGGTCTACGCTTAGACTTTCTGTTAGCTTTGTACTCAGGTGTTATGTCTTTTCTAAAGTTATGCTTAAGATCAGTGATTGCCATTAAGATTTCATACTCACCTTCAATATTCCAGTGTTCTAAGACAAGTCGTACTAACTCCTTAAGATGACTGTCAAATGCCATAGTTGCGTCAGGGAAGAAGGCACTAAGAGTATAGAAGCCATCTCCCCAGTCATGTTCAGTCTCAGCATTCTGTAACGCTAGATATATCATCATATCTGCGTCAATGAGTAGGCGTGTTTTCTTTTTCTTCGTTGCCATCATTCTCCTTTGTTAAATTCTTTTCTAACCATTGGTTTACCATTTCTTTATACTGTAGAAGTACCTTGTAGAATTCATTGTTTTTGTCTTGTAGTTCTTCAGGTAAATAGTATGTCGTATCCCAATCGTTGATTAGGTGTTCTAGTGAGTGGTCTACTCGTACCACTTCAATTACTTCTTGTAGTTCTTTTGTGATTTCCATTAGTGGCACTCCGCCCAGTTCCTACCGATTTTTCCTTCGGTATCTAATTGAATTCTAAAGTTAAACTCTTCTTGTACATCTCGTACTGCCAGTTGTGCTTCATCTACGACAACTTGTGCTATCTCTTGAGTTCTACAAGCAACCTGCATTTCGTCATGTATCCATGCCATAAGACAATAATCTCCGTCCCATGAATGTTTCAATCCTCGTACTTGTAGTCTCTCCTCAGTCCTTGTGATCCATCGTTTACAGATAAGTGCACCTGCTGACTGCAATAAGAGATTTAATGCACTGTGCAGTGAGCGTACATGAAGTTTTCTCCCATCAAGTCCTTTAAGCCACTTACGTTTATATCTTCGACAATGTGCTGATACATCATAAGGGGCTAAGGTATCCTTAATGGTACTCGTTAGCTTCTTAATAGATGGTGTATTCTTTAGGAATTTTGCCTTAAGTTTCTTTCCGTCGGCTTCAGTTCCACCTACGATTTCACCAATCTTAGCATTACCACCACCATAGAGGAATGCATAGATGAATTTCTTAGCTTGATTTCGTGTCTCAAGCCCTGCGTTCATTTGGTTAGCTGTATGAATATCGCAATTGAGTATCTCATGAGCATACGCTCCGCCATCAAAAGGCGATAAAAAGTGTGCAAGGCAACGTAGTTCTAACCCTGAGCAGTCAATACCAGCTTGGTACCAACCCTCAGGTACTCCAAAGAGTTCTCGACATTGATAGCCATAAGGTTTGTCAATAGCAGGTACTTGAGCTACATTAGGGTTACTATGAGTAGCTCGTCCTGATACTGCTCCATTAGGGTTTACCTTGCCATGAATTTTATTGTCGTCTCCTAACAGCTTGAGCCATGCTTGAGCTCCATCTGCTAGTTGCCCTAAGCGTTTCGACAACATAAATGCAGTGCTGTATAGTTGAGCTATGTGCTTAACCTCTTTGCTTGCTTTAGGATCCTTAATGATTTCCTGTAGGCTCTCTTCGTCTAGCTTGAGCTTTCTACTGGTTTCCTCGCCGTCCTCATCAGTCTCGATTTCAAACATTGAGTCTAACCATTGGTATCCAAAGTGCTCTCCTAAGATGTACTTAAGCTGGTCTCGTGAATTGATCTTAAATTCCTTGTACTTTTGCACTGGTACTCCAGCTTTGTACCCTAGTCTCTTATTGTCCCTCTTCGGAATAAAGACTCTATCAGGAATTAGTGGTACATACTTAGTGAGGTCTTTAGTGATATGCTCAAGTTCTTCTCTTAGCTCTGCTTCAAGGATAACTGCTTTTTGTTTGTCGAATGGGAAGCCATTACGTTCCTGCTTTTGCATTAACCATTGAGCATTATGTTCAATCATTGAAGCGTGCTCAGTGAAGCCCTTCTCGACAAGTTTGTCGTATAGTTTTGTCGTTACTACTACGTCCTGCTTATTGTAGGCAAGCATATCTTCATTAAAGACTGCCCATACGTCGCCTTCATTATCTTCGCTGTAGGTACCCTTGAGTACCCCTAAGCGATACCCAAAGGCTTCTAAGCTGTAGCGTCCATAGAGTTTCTTAGGTAGTCGACCAGCTCTCATTAGTCCGATGTCAACGTCCTTCATATTAGAGTAGACAAGTCGTGCTAATATAAGTGTGTCGATTACCTTTTTATGCTCAAATGAGACTCCATAGAGCTTCTCTAGGCACGGAACATCGAACGCTATAACATTATGTCCACAGATTTTGTCTGCCTGTAGAAGCTTCTGTACACCTTGCTCAATCTCAGCAGGACGATACTCAAAGAACTCATCTGTTTCTGTATCAGAGATCACCATACAGTGAACTTTGGTTACAGTATCAAGTAGTCCGTTTGTTTCGATGTCAAAGATTAACATTAGTATTTCTTCAAGAGTCCTTTGAGATAGATGTTTTGTTGGGTTAGTTCATCAATCTCTCTCTTGTTCTCCTCAAGCATTTTCTCAAGTTGTTTCTTTTCTTGATCTCTTACCCATTTCTGTGCTTTGATAATTTGAGCTTCCAATTTACATAAGATATTAAAAATCATTGTGTATAGCTCCTTTCCTTATTTTTTCATATAGTTTCGTAAAGCGTGTTCTTTACGTCGACCTTCAGAATAATTACTAACTCGCCGTAAGTAACCAATAACTCGTGTACCATAGTCAATCTTTTCTGTCTCTCCGCACTTCGTACAGTGATCTTCAGTATTGACATTAATGTATCCACAGTTATCACAAATGGTTACTAAACAATTAAATGTCCAATAGTTACAGCCGTATTCACCTGCTAGACAAAGTAATTTGTATGCTTGCTCTTCAGTCAATAGTTGAGCAATGTTAAGATGACAAGCACTACCACCATCAAGATATTTAACCATTTCTTTACCATGTAGTTTTAGTCGGTCAAGGATAGTCATGCCATCATTTTCTACAGGATAGAAATAAGAGTTGTAGCAGTCTCGTTTAGAAATGATACCATCTTCCTTGTCCCATTTAGCATTCTTAACACCTAAGTTCTCAGCTGGAACGAATTCAGTATTGAAGCGTACTTTATAGTCCTTGTATGCTTCTTTATTAAGTGTGTAGATTTGGTTAAGGAAGCTACTAACTGTCTTGATGTAAAAGTCAGTATCTGTTGTCGGATCTATTCTTAATTGCTCCATACCTTCAAGCATACCGTTGATACCTATGGTACAAAATTGTTTGTCAAGACTGATAAAGCCTGCACTATAAGCTGGCAATAAACCTGCCTTCAAGTAGTCCTCGATGACTGCTCGATGTGCCATCAGATACTTCTGTACTCGCTTGATTAAATCAGGGAACGAATGGGCTCCTTTATTATGACGTTGGATAAATCTATTCATATTAATAGTGATAACTTGCACACTGCCAGTAGATACACCACCTGCACCTAAAGTGTAGCTAAAAGTATTATCTGCAAGTTCGTTCCGAAGTCGACAACAACTTGCTAGACTATCAGCACTTTCACTTTGATATACAAAGAACGACAAACCTTTACTCATGTGTTCAGCTAACATATGTGCAAAGTCATCATCTTTAGGCTTACCTGTTTCTTTGTCGACAAGTACTGCACTTGTGAGCACTGGGTATGTCAATAGTTCTTTCTCTCGTTCTTCTCGGAACCAGTTCATAAAGAAGTCCTGAAGTTTAGAGATACTTGTGTAGTTCGCTTTGTCTCCATCAGGGAATGTGAATTCACCAAAGACCGACTCGAAGTAGTACTTGTCGAATACTGAGATATTCCAGAATACACTTTGGTTTCCTCGTGCACTTGCAGGTTGATTGATTGCATATACTACACCTTGCAACTCTTGAGCTACTTCCTTAGCATTTGTCTCAAGGTAGTTGTCGCCATAAGACTTGCGTGCGAAGTGGTCGAAGTACATAAGGAATTCTACTGTAGCAATAGCACCAGCGAAGCCACTGGCTACTTGATAGACAAGATTTACGAAGCTACCACAGAATGACTGTAGATTTGTAGGAGCAGTGGAAGTACCGCCTAAAGGTTTAGTACCCTCGAATAAATAAGGGAACATATTGATAGACGCACAGTATGGTCTTAAAGAAGTCTCATCGTGAATGTAAATGAGATGGTTCTTAATGTCCTGCTCGTATTGGTGAGCGTATTCACTACCGAACATTTCGATAAGTTTAGCTTCGACAAGTGCTCGATTGATTTGAATTGTCTCGAATTTGTAAAGCTCACTCTCAAGGATACCGATGTTCTTACCATCGACATTACTGTTAGGATCTACAATAGATCCATCAGCCGTGTTGAAAGAGTCCATGTAGTTCTTGATAAAGTTTACTTTTGTTTGTATTTGGTCGTCAGTTAATTTATTTAATAGTTTTTTAGCCATTATTCTCCTTTGTGAAAAATGAAGTAATATTAGTCCATTCGCCATTAGGCAACTTGTAGAACATTTTTTGGTTTGTCGTAGGGCTCGCTAAGCCACCTTGACATTCAATGTAACGTCCAATCTTAAGCCATGTTAAATCATCACGACTATAAGGGAACTCAATACAGCCATGATAGAGCCCTACTGGATATTCTTTAGATATTGGTTTTACGATTTCTCTTAGGAATTCTTCAGGATCAATCTCATAGTTTGTCGTACCACCCATGAATACTACTGCGGTGATACCTCGTTGTGTCTTGATGTAGTCTTTTAGTTCATCTACAGTCAGCCATTGGGCTCCTTCAGCAGTCCATAGTTCAGGACTATGACAGCCTTCACAGTGTTGCTTACAATTACCAATCTCAAAGAATACTGCAATTTCATTAGGTATTTCTGTTAGTGTTACACCTTTTCCCATTACAGGAATTTTCATAGTGCTAACTCCTTAGTTTTGTTATAGGCTTTCAAAAGTGTTACATATTTAATTTGAGCTCGGTCATGGTCTAAATGTGTCAATGCTTCTTTCATCTCACTCTTAGCATTAGCTACCTCATCTTCTAACCAATCAACGAACTTCTCATTTTGTTTCAAAATTCAGGTACCTCATCGTTACTTTCTATGTCGTTCATCAGGTCTGCACTAGGTACTTCTAGTCGGTTTTTCTCTTTGTTAAACCAAAGTTTCCCACCAATACCAGTGTCCCCTGTTTGTCGACATTTTAATACTCGTATTTGCACTAGGTTTTTCTTAACATCGCTCTCAGCCTGTTGATTGCGTTCTAGTGCTATAATTGTGTCCGACAACTGAGCTATCGCTTGACTTCCTCGCAAGTCCTCTAGTGAGATACTTCCGCCTTCTTCAGCACTCTTCTTGCCATCTCCTCGTTTCAGATGACAAATACAGATAAGTCCTACCCCTAGCTCCTCGCATAGCTGTCTTAAGCGTGTCATGAGAATATCAATAAGTTTCCGCTCATTGTTACTCTCAATACCACTTACTGCTATACTGATATGGTCTATAAGGATAAAGTCGCACTTCTCTGTTACTGCCATATAGCGAATAGCTTTCAGAATTGCTGGGTTGTCTAGTGATCCAAAGTGGTTATACATCACAAACTTTCCTGTACCTAAAGTGTTCACAAAGGCTTCAGTATATTTTTCGTTAGATATACCTTTACGACTGATATGTACAGGTCTATTTAGATATAAACCGATGTAGCCCTTGGAAGTTCTTAAGACATTCTCTTCTAACATCATTGAACCTATCTTAAGACCATGCTTCATCACTAAGTGGTAGCCTATCTCACGGATCATTGTAGATTTGCCTATGCCTGTACCAGCGGTTAGCATTGTGATTTCACCTTTGCGTACCCCTCGTATCATTTTGTCGGCTTTAACATTCCACGGAAGTCCATAACCAGTTACCTCTTCAGGTTCTTCTAATAGATCTTCAAGTAATGTGTCAGCATTGATAATGTTTTCAGGTGTTACTCTTTTAGCGTTCTCTAGGGCTTCTAAAAGCTCATTACCTTTGTCGTTGATATAATACTCATTAGGATCTTTGTACTGCTTAAGTACAGCTATACGAAGCTTGTCAGGCGACAAAATACCTTCTATCTCTTGAGCCCCTTTGCGTCCTGCGTCATCATTATCGAATACGACAACTACCTCATTGAAGCCCTCTAGCCACTTAAGATTGGCTTCAAAGACTTTCTTAGCACTCTGTACACCGCATGGAATACTTACGACTGGCTCTTGGTTGCCTAGTAGTTGGCTTACAGTTAAGCAGTCGATTTCTCCTTCAGTAATGATGAGTCGTCGCCCATTGTTGTACAGTTGTTGTCCAAAGAATGTCTTACTGAGCTTCCCTTTAGTGGCAAAAGATTTGTCTTGGAAGCGTAGTTTTTGTCCGACAAGTGTTCCACCTTCATCGAAGTAATTAGCCACTTGGCAAGGCTTACCTTTGTATGTCGTGTAGTAGTACTGGTATTTACGACAAGTGCTCTCGGTTATACCTCTTTTCTTCAGTGGCTTTAAAGTCATATCACTAATGAAGTCGTCATACTTAGTTGTTGGTGTTTCATCGCTATTATGCAGTGCATTACAGGAATAGCAATAGGTGTGTCCGTCAGTGTATTCACTAAGTGCGTCAGATGAGCCACAGTCAGGGCACGGAAGATGAGCTCTTAAGATTTCTGAAGTGCTCATCAGTCTATTTCCATTTCATCTATAATGATTTCTTCATCGTCAGCTTTAATGTCATTATTCTTAACCATGTCATGAGCAATTTCTATAGCTTCATTTTCTGATACATTCTCCAATTCAATTTCATATAAGCTAACTTTTCGTACATGAGCAAGAATATATTTATGTTTTCTATCCATCATACATTCATATTCTTTTAGCTCCTCTCTTGTCTCACTCAACGATTTCAACTCCTTTATATTGCTCTTTCAATGCATTGAGTACGACTTCAAGACTTGCTTGAGCTTCCTCAGTGATGTCGCTTAGAATACTAATAGTAGTCTCATAGTTAGCCACTTCACCGAACGCTACTGCTTCTTTAGGTCGATACTTATTGACTTGTCCATCAGCAGTGATTAAGTAGTGATGAGGGAAGAACAGATAGCCTGCCTTTTGACTGTTCCGAAGGATTACTTCAGGGTTCGTGTCATTCAATGCATATTGAGTTACTTTAATATATTTAGTCTCTTTACGTTCCTTTAGTTTTCCGTATTGTTTGATTGGTTTCACCTCGCTTTCTCTTCTATCCATTTCTTAGGAATGACTGTACCAATGTGATATTGGAAGCCATTCTTTTTGCACCAGTCGCTGTACTTGTTAGCTTTTGTCTTAGTGCTTATATATTGGTCTTTCATAAATAAAAATCTTATGTCTAACTCAGGGTGTTGCTTTTTGATTGTCAAGTGCTTACTCCTGTCCTCAGGCAGAAAAAGCCCTTTGGCTTCGACAATAATTCCATTCGACAAAATAAAGTCAGGCTTATAAAAGTGCTCAGTTGTGTAGGGTACTTTCATTGTCTCGTACTCAAAAGGGACTTTTGCTTTCTCAAGGTTTTTCTTCACTTGGCTCTCAAAGTTGCTTCTTGTCGACTTGTCTGCTCGTTTCTTAAAGCCACCTAGTCGACTAAAACTCCAGCCTTTCGCCATAGGCTTACCACTCTACGTCGTCAGTTTCGTCAGGTTCGCCTTTAGCTTCAATATCGAAGCCATAGTTTTCAGCACTACCGCCACCTGTGTATTCCTTAAGGTCTTTCACAAGCACTGCATTGAGTCGTAAAGTTACACCATAGGTCTTAGCATTCATTACATAAGGCTCTGCTGTTACCGCTACTTGTACCTTAGATCCATTACCAATCTTAGTGCCAGCTGGTAGTGGTTCACCATATTTGTCGAATACTGCTAACTTACGACGTACTAATTGACCTGTAGTTTTGTCTTTAAATTCATGTTTTGTCTTAGCCTTGAAGCATTCCCCTAAATCCTTATCTTCTTTTACAGACAAGTTCATAGGTACTTTGCGATTAACTTTCTTTTCTAGTTGATCCTCTGCTTCGTTAAAGATTTCCTCTAATGCGTTCTTGAGTGCTTCAGTTTTCTCGTCGCTTTCTAAACGCACCATGATAGAGTAGCCAATCTCGTTACCTTCGTAGGTCTCAGGGCTGTCAGTATGAGCCCATACTGCTGTACCATTCAACTTCATTTCTTTACCTAGTTTTGTTTTTGTTTTTGCCATTCGTTTCTCCTTTAGTCGACAAAAAAAAAAGAGCACTCATTAAGAGTGCCCTTAGAATTTATTTAGTTACTTACCAGTACTACCACTTTCAGTCCCTCGTTCAGTGTCCTCGATTACTTCACCTTCGACAAAAGTCATTGGTGATGTTTTCTCAAGCCAGCACTGAGCAATTCGTTGTCCTTGCTCAAGGAATACAATGTTTTTACTGAAGTTTCGTAGCATGATTACTACTTCACCCCTGAAGTCCTCATCAATAATTCCTTCAGTGTTCGCCAGTGCAATAGGATAGTCTCGTCCTACACTGGATCTCAACTGGATACGCATTGTATGTCCTTTAGGAACTACTACCTTGAAGCCTAGTGGTACTACTGTAGCTCCGTTTTGTACTGCTACTGGTGGTACTCGGACGTCCTCAGGTAGTGTAATGTCCATACAGCCAGCTCCTTTAGTTTTAGCTTCAGGAATTACTGCTGTGTCGTTGATGAGTTCAATAGTTACTTGCTCACCATTTAGTGTTACTTGTGTTTCTTCTTCTGTTTTCTTTGGTCGTGCCATTAGTTCTCCTTTACTTCTGTGAATGTTAGTTCTACAGGGTTCTTTACTCCTAGTAGAATTATCCATGATAACTTAAAATATCTTCCATCAATACATTTATAGGTTCTACTGAATTTACATTCCCATTCTATTGCCCATTCCATGTCCCTATCTATAATTTTTAAGTACTGTGGTGTTTTATCAATAAGTTTTCTTAGCTTATAATCTGTACATTTTTCACTAAGAAAACTTTCTAACTCTTTTTCTTCTTTTTTCGTTAGTACTGCCATTTTAGATCTCCTACTTAATGACTGTATTGATTAACATTTGAATGTTTTCAGGTGTTGCATGGTTAGCAATATACATAGCAATTAGTACCTCTTTAGTTGGGACTAAAGTTGCTGTTAAAGTTAAAACTACAGTTATAGTACTAATAATTACCTTTTGTATTTTTGATAGATCTTTAAAGAATGTTCCTAGTGTCGCTACACCAACTACCGCTAAGATATAAATTAGTGCTCTAATTGTTTCAACGTGTGATAGTACAAAGATTGTCCACGGACTAATAATTGGTTCCATTTGTTTTTACTCCTCTACGATTTTAAAATAGCGTCTCCAGTAGCAGTCTCCAGTTATTCCTACTCGTACCTTATTATCAAACAATCTATTACCAATGTTATTAACTATAGTGCTTAGAAGTCGTTCATCTTCAAGTTTTACTTTACGATTATTTTCGTGCTCTTTTGTTACTGTTACTGTAGTTCCTACTGGTAGCAGTTCTTTCAGCTCTTCTACAGTAAAATCCTCAGCGTCGTACCATTTGTTTGGCTCTAAGGTTTTCTTTGGTTCTTCTTTAAGTAGCTCTAATTCGCTATCATCTGCATACCATGCATTATCACTTTCGACTGCTTGATCTTTTATATTAGCTGTCCAACCTGTATATTCTTCGTCCAGTTCTACAATATAATTATCTCTGTCAACGTCTCTTAAGCCTTTTTTAGGTAGTCGGATAATAGTACCTGTTTCATTATGTTTTATTACTTTTACACGATCTCCTACTTTAAACTTGTGTACTACTTGTGGTTTTGCTTTTGGTGGCTCACAGATAGGTACTTCAAGTGGTGATTCTTCTTTGATTAACTCAATTTCATCTTCTGTTACGCACCAAGTGTTACTACATTCAACACCATCTTTTACTAAAGTTGCTCTCCAACCCTTATATACATCATCTAATTTAAGTAGGTAAGATTTCTCTTGATAAGGTACCCCTACTTTGATTACTGTAGCTTCTTTTGTATGTCTAGCATTGAAATGATATTCATATCCTTTTACTCTTACACGATCACCAACTTTAAACTCAGGCTCCCATTTGTTCTCAAGCACTTCAATTAGCTTCTCAGCGTAGTACTTGATTTTCTCTGCGTCTGTTAAGGCTTGTCCTTTGTCTCGCAAGGTATGCTTGATGATGTTACCTTTTAGGTATGCGACAAATTCCTCAGTGCTGAAGTTTCTTTCCATGATTTCCCAAGGTTGTACGTTTAGTTTTTCATAATGTTTGCTATTTGTATTCATGATGTTTTCTCCTATTTATATCTAGTAGTGCTATCGCTATAACCCTCGTCATATCCTTTACTATAACCCTCGTTATAGCCTTTACTATAATCATTCATTGTTGACGTTCCCTCTTTATAACCCTTGTCATAAGCCTCTTGTAATTTAATTTTAGCCATGTTTATGCCTTTTGTTCTACCATTTGCTATGCAATAGTTGATTATATAGTTAGCTTTTTCTTTAATATCCATTCTTTTATCTCCAGTTTCCAGTTATATATGTTTGAATTAAGAATAATAGTTGTAGTCGTCTGTAGTGCACTTGCTGTGCTCTGAAGTTTTTGCTCATTGTTACTCCTTGATGATTTTAAACCACTCTTTTAAAAAGTCGCCTGTATCTATTTCTATTAGCGTTATTTCTGAGAAGTTAGCTGTTGTAATTCTTTTTACTGTAGTCTTTTTTGTTTCTGTTGGTGGTGTTGTTCCGATATTTTCATACAGTACTTTTTTCTCAACTAAAATAGTTGTTTCTTTTGGTAATAACTTTTCAAGCTCTTCTTTAGTAAAGTCTGTAGTATGGTACCATTTACCTACCTCTAGTTTTTCTTCAGTATTTTCTTTAGTCTTTAAGCGTTCCTCAAGATCTGCTACACGCTTCTCAAGGTCTGTTTTAATATTCATCTGCTTTACTTGTTCTTCTAGGGCTTCGATGATTTTGTCTTTTTCCATATTCTCTTGTGTTATCTTGAATAGAGAAGTATTTAGATCATCAATAGCTTTTTCTTTTTTCTTAAGATTATTTTCAAGTCTATATAGCTCCATGTCGTATTGCCATTGTAAATCTCTTTGTGTTTCTTTTAGTTTCTTAATGAGTTCTTGTGTGCTTTCCATTATACGTTCACTCCATTCTTTTTAATCTTGTCAACAATTTGTGTCGTTAAACATACGCCGTCTTTATTTTTAAAAACACCATTCATATGTCTAATATCTTCTTGTACTTCTGTGTCAAACTCTACAGAAATAACCTCAAGTGTACTCATGTCAATCTTTACTTTCATTGTTTTAGTCTCTCCTTAGTGCTTTTTACAAATGAAATTACTGTTGTGATAATTACTCCTATTACTACTAATATTAAATAGCCTATAATTGCAATTCCTAATATATGTGCCATTCCGATAAATACTGATCCGATTGTTGTTATTTCCATTTTAGTTTCTCCTTCACTTTACCAATAATTGCTAGTGCTATTCCTATAAGCCCTAATGCTATCTGCACTGCAAAGAATGTTAAGAATGTTCCTAAGATTAAGTATCCTAGTATCTGTAGTAGTAATATTAGTGCTTCCAATCATGGTCGCCTTTCATAATATTAACGACCACTTTAAGCACTACTGCTAGTGCCCAAATGCCTGCTAGTGCTACGAAAATAGTACTAAAAGCTTTCATTAAGATAAGTGCTGTGATTAACTCATACGTCATGTATTGGCTCCTTTCTATTAACTCTAGTGCCACGAACAGAGAAAAGCAGTCTTGGAATTTGCTTCTCTCTATATCGTGGATACATTAGAAATCTTAGTGAAAAATAAACGTGCTCTTTAAGATATTCTCTAGGTTTAGAGTCCCTTTAGGTGGCTCAGGAATATCCGACAAGTCCTCGCCTGTCATTTCCTCTACGTACTTTTTAAATTCTTCAATCGGTGAGTGCTCTGTATATAACTTATAGAGTTGCTCACGGATAACTACTTGTAGCCTTCTAGCTTCTCCTAGTGATGTACCGAAGCTATCGTGAATTGTCGTATAGTTAGACAAGCCAGCTTCGTTTACCACCATCATGAGATGTGTAGAGTCTAAGCTGTGAATAAAATTAGGTGCTATACCATTCTTTTGTCCATTGAGGTCTAAAGACTCATCATCAGCTACGTCTTGATAGTATCCTCTCCAGCTCACCCTATCGCCGAAGCGTGTTCTGAAGCTCTTCTTTACTAACTTCAGATACTGCTGTTGCACTGGTAGTCCTAAAGGTGTCCACCAGTTGACTGGGAGTCCGTGCTTAGTGAGTACTTTAGCTAGTGCTTTAAGATATTTCATGCCTTCAGTTGCTGAGGTTACTGTTGTTTGTACCTCTTGCCATACCAGTTTAGCCATGTATTTTGCACAAGGTTTTTCAAATCTCTTGAAGTGTGGGTTGCCTTTGCAAGTATCCTCAAGGATCTGTTCCTCGAAGCCATAACGACCACTACCATAAGCCAGTGTCATTACGTTTCTTTTGACTACCTTGCGTGTTACTCCATTCGCAAGCCATGCTTGAGCCATCGAGCGAGTCCCAAAATGTACCCTTTGTCCACCACCGACTTCTTCTTTCTCAACTTCGTCTAAAGTGCCTTCTCTAGCGTCCTTTTCGACAATCTTTAGTACTTTGTCTGCTACTTGTTGATATATATCAGCTGGTCTTTCGTGGTCGATAAGGTTTACCGCACTTCCGCCTACTTCATCTCTTAGCATTGCTGAGTAGTGCTGTAAGCCTGAGCATGTACCATCATAGGCAATTACTAAAGGGCAACTGTAGCCTTCATATGTCTTGTTCTCTTCGTAGTACTTGAGACTCTTAACGTATTCCATACACCACGCTAGAAATTGTAATGGTTCGTCTGCTTCAGTCCACCATAAGTAATCCAAAGGGTTCCTTGCGGAGTCGACAATATTAGAGTGGTGAGTTCTCACCCATTCCACTTGTTCCGCATGAGATACTTTATCGTTGCCCCATAGGTTAGCCCCTTGCCAGTAAAGAAGCTCAATGTCTTGGCTATCCTTGAGTGCTACTGGGTTACTGTAGATGATTAGGGACTTCATGAAGTCGTCCCCTTGATGATTGAATAGTGGGACTGGATAGATACGACCTCTGAAGTCAATGTTGCAAGGGAAGTAGATATTGTCGTAGCTCTTGAATTCCTTAGCATATCTGAAGAGTCTTAGGGCTCTAATAGCCTTGCTACGTCTTGGTAACTCGATCTCTAGCCATTCATGGTAGCGTTTACCGAATTCCTTTCTTGTTTCCTTAAACTTTCTTTCTGGTTCTTCATAAGGCTCCATTCTAGGAATATCAGCAATTTCACCACCTTGATCGATAAGGGCTTTGATTATTTCATACATCTTGTCATTGATACGATAAGGTGTCTCTTGAATTCGATTAACTGCACTGTAGATTTGCGACAAGTCTACATCTTGTATTTTTTTAAGGTAGCTCTTAACTACCTTTGTTTTACCGACAATATGACTAATTCGCATGAAGTGTAAGCGATCCGCCATGACTCCGTAGTATCCGCCATTGTTTAAGTCTGTCCACTTCTTAGGCTTTATAATTGTCGGTGTTCTATCAGTAATAAACTGACTGATAAACTCTTGTGTATATCTGTATGTCTCTAATAGCTTTTGAGTTGGTTGAAGTAGCTTAACGCTGTCGTTAGCGTCGCTAGTGGTGAGTAGGTCTGTTGACTTGATGAGAATATATAGAATATCAAGCCCCATATTCACTACCTCTTCTTTTTTATACTTCACCCATTCAAAATTATTCTTTTTCATTATTGTCTTGATATGTCTTGTTTTTTGATACATTAAGGTTCTTTTGTCTAAGCCATCTTGTATCCGATTAACTTGCGTTCCTGTCTTATCTTGCTTTAAGAATGCTTCAGTTTGTGCATTGTAATAGAGATTATCCCCTATTTGATATGCACAGCTGGATACACTAGCTTTGTAATGAGTCGCTAGGGCTTCATTAAGTGCTCTCTCTAATGCTGTTGCACAAATATTGAGCACTAGGGCTTCTTTTCCGAATGCTTCAAGCATTGCTTTTAGTAACTCCCTATACTTCTTGCCCACACCTCTTTTTGGCTTGGTATTGTCATCTATCCATGATCCGATGTTGGTCGCTAAGGCTTCGACAAATAACTTTTTCAATCCTGAGCCTAATGGTTGGCTTGTAATTCGCCCTTGGTTTCTTGCCTGTTCTAGTCGTTTTTTGAATGACTCTTGAGCTAGGGTTGTATAGTGTCGTTCCAGTTCTATTTGTTGGTCTATGGTGTTCGTATTCATATGTCTTGTCCTTTCCAGTGGTCGACTGTAGGCTTACCGCCTTATATCTCTTGTCCACTGCTGAGCCTAAAAATGGGTATAAAAAATAGACCTATCGACAAATCGAGGTTTCAATAGGTCTATTCAGTTGAAATTCTTAAGGGAACATAATAAATGTCCCTGCTACGTCGTCGCATGTCTTTGTATAGAGGTTCTGTAGTGTTTCGTGTCGCATTGCTTCTGTAGGCGACAACTCCCCATCATTCTTTTTGGCTTCCTCTTCAATACGCTTTATGCTTGCTCGGAGCTGTTGCAGGGTGTTTGCTAGTTGCCTGCCTGTTATTTGGAATTGTCTGCATTGTGCTTCTAGTTCCTTTTTAGTCATCGTGCATATATCTCACAAGCTAACTCTCTAATATCTGCGTACCATTCACCCTCTTCGTCCTCATATAACTTTATAAAGTCATCGGATCCATCAGGATATATCCCTACTTCTTTCAAGTACTTTGTAAACAACTTTTCCGCTCCTACTTCTTCATATAGCCATGAAGGTATTGGAGCCCACCCCATTTCTAAGGCTTGTACTTGCGTAGCTTCTATTAGGCTTAAGGGCTCAATTTCGCTACCTGCTAACCGTTCACAGATGAGCCCTAGTAGTTCCTCTGCTATCGTGCTATGCGTTTGTCTTAGTTGTACTAGAATATCTGCAATGTTGATTTTCTCTAACATGGTGTCGCTCCTTATGCTTCTACTAATTGAATTTTATAGCCCTGCTCTTTTAATAACCTTTGTATAGCTTCCTCTAATATAGATAGCTCGTATGGTGTGAGCCCATCGCCTACCCATGCTATAAGTTCCCCTTCTCTATGTATATTAAAAGTACAGTCTGATTCATACTCTATCTCGGTAATTGCTCCAGTAAGTCCGCTTACTTTTTCGCTTAATGCTTCGAATACGTCCCATTTACTTCCAGTCATATCTAAATATATACGTCCCTTTTTACTGATTAATACCTTTAGTTGTTGCCCTAGTTTCATGTGTATTCTCCTTGTATATACATTTTGTTATTACATGGTGATTAAAAAAAATTAGTCGTTCATTTGTAAGCATATGTGAGCCCAAAGGGTTACACCACCAACAATAATTGATAGTAGTATCATTCTTCTTCGTTCTCCTCTTCTTCTTCTTCTTCGTCTTTTTCTTCTATTCCTAAAAATTCAGGTATTGACATACCATTTAACATGCTATATATTTCGTCCCAGTCGCCTATTTCATCGGCTACCGTTTCGAATTCATCTTGTAGCCCTTGAGCTCTGATTTCTAGTAACATTTCTAGTGTTTGCCCTCTTGATAAGCTAATTAAATCGTCAAATGTGAATGTACCTGTTAGTGTCATCATTGTTATATTTCCTTATGCTTCTAATGGTTCGCCATCTTCATCTAATGGAATCCCTAAGTAATAGTAAATCTCTGTTTCTTCCTGTAATAAGAATGCTTCAAAATCTGATAGAGTCAAGATACGTGTTAGTGCTTCCGCTTGCTCGTTTAATGTGCAGTTGTTTCTTAGAATACTTTCGTATTCTTCTTTAGTTGTTTCTCTATAGCCTACCTCGTGAGCTAATGCCATGAATTCATTAATTTTATGATGACTTGCAATAACTTTTAATGTGTCGCAAGCTCGCTCACTTAATACGCTAAAAAGATTATCAAAAGTAAAATTTCCAGTAATTTGAATTGTGTTCATAGTGTCCGCCTTTCTGTTTGTACGTTTGTTAGTACATAGCATTTAAAATTTTTAGGGGGCTCACCCCTTATCTTTAATTACATTATACACTTGTTATAACATAATGTCAATACAAAAGTACAAACTTTTTATATAAATTTTCAGTTATTTTGTATTTACATTTTGTTTATACTTGTGTTATACTATAGGTGTAATTAATACTATTTTTACTATTCTGAAGGGGTGGTAACTCATGGAAAAGAATTATCAATTATTATATTACTATGCTAGTCTTGACGCTGATACTACTATTTCTATTCGTATTCCTCACGAGCTCAAAGAGGGCTTTCAAGCGGTTTGTAAAGATGGGAATATAAGCAAGGCTATCCGTGAGTTTATGGTTCATGAGATAGCGATAAAAGGCATAGTGCTCCCGAATGACGATGGAACATATACAGTTAAACCTAGTAACCTATTTAATAGAGATTAATCTACCACGATCTAAAACATATAGCACACAAAAAAGATAACCCTTAGAGCTCAATTAGAATTCTAAGGGTTATCTTTTATTATTTACTTTATGCGTCCGTTTGTTATCTGAATGTCGTTATAGTTATCATCGTCGCCTTGTCCATAATTCGACAAATTGAATACTTGAAGTATTACCACTATGACTATTAAGATTGTCGCTAGTCCCCTGTGGCTCCCTTGTGTAAGTATCTGATAGAGACACCATAGAGCAATGATAAGCATACATACTATGAACATTTGTTTACTCCTTTTGTGTTGTTAATAATTAAAGTGTGTGCTGTCGTTGATGATCTCCTTTAGTACGACAAATTGTATCTATATTTATCTTTAGTATACCATGCTAGATTTACATTGTGGTATTCTTTTACAGCACTACAGTAGTACCCATTGTGTGCAACGTGGGTTACACTGGAATACTTGAGTATTGCTGTTAGTACCTTCATGAGAACTACGTTGTGCCCATTGGCTTTTCCAGTGGTGAGCTGTCGTTGGGTACATCACTGTCCTACATT